AAGAAATTAATCAGCAATTTGAAAGTATGCCAATGACCTTTGCCCAAATTTGGACAATGATAAAGAATGAAGCTTTAATGGCTTTTCAACCAGTATTGCAAAGAATGAATGAAATTGGAAATAGTGAACGGTTTAATATTTTAATAAATAATCTTATCAATGGAATAGTCATTCTTGCAACAGTAGCAGCGGAACTATTTGACATCATAACTTCAATTGCTGGTGTAATTTCTGATAATTGGTCATGGCTTGAACCTATTGTTTGGGGAATTGTGGGTGCTTTTATAGCTTATAATGCAGTTGCCCTTATCACCAATGCAATACTTGCAATTCAAGGAATACAGGCTAAAATTGCAGCAGCAAGTCAGATGATGCAGGCAGGGGCAACCTTTACAGCAACAGCAGCACAATATGGACTTAATGCAGCCTTGTATGCTTGTCCTTTGACCTGGATTATCATATTAATCATTGCTTTGGTTGCACTTTTTTATGCAGCAGTTGCAGCAGTAAATAAATTTGCAGGTACAAGTGTATCAGCAACAGGAATTATTGCGGGGGCTTTTATGACAGCACTTGCATTTATAGGAAACTTATTTGTTGGTGCTTATAATCTTATTATTGATATTGTGGCTTCTATTTGGAATTACATTGCTTCATTTGCTGAATTCTTTGCTAATGTATTTAATGACCCAATAGGTTCAATTATTCGTTTGTTTGCTGGTATGGCTGATACTATTCTTGAAATACTTCAAGGAATTGCCAAAGCTATTGATGCAATCTTTGGTTCTAATCTTGCAAGTGCGGTTAGCGGTTGGCGTTCTTCACTTGATGGTGCAGTTAAAGGTTTAGTTGGAGAAGCTAAAATTAAAATTCCAAGAATGGATTCCAGTAAATTATACCTTGATAGATTTGAATATGGAAAAGCCTATGATACAGGCTATAAGTGGGGCAATCAAATAGAAGACAAATTTAATTTTAAAAATATACTTGGTAATGCTGCTGATTCCCTGGATGCTTTTAAATTAGGTAATAATCTTGATGCTTTTAAATTAGGTAATAATCTTGATGGTATTTATAAAGGTGTTGGTGATACTGCTGGGAATACTGCAAAAATGGCTGATTCAATGGATATGCTTGAAGAAGATTTAAAATATATGCGTGATTTATCTGAAAGAGAAGCAATAAACAGATTTACAACTGCTGAAATTAAAGTTGAAATGCCGGTTAATGCAAGTATAAATAGTGAACTTGACCTTGATGGTATAGTTGCTCATTTAGAAGACAAGGTTTATGAAACAATGGTAATAGCTGCGGAAGGGGTGCATGAATAATGGCTTATAATTTTTATATTGATGGTGTTCAATTGCCAATTGCACCTTCCAAACTTCAAACTAAGATTTCAAACAAAAATAAAACCATCATGCTAATAAATGAAGGTGAAATAAATCTTCTTAAACAACCAGGTTTAACGGAAATTGAATTTGATGTAATTATTCCACAAGTGAATTATCCTTTTGCAACCTATGTAAATGGATTTAAACCTGCATCATATTTCTTGGATAAGTTTGAACAGCTAAAAACCAGTATGAAACCATTTCAATTTATTGTATCAAGGGTTTCACCTGGTGGGAAACTTTTATTTGATACAAATATAAAGGTATCACTTGAAGATTATGCCATTACTGAAGATGCAAAAAATGGTTTGGATTTAGTTGTTCAAATTAAATTGAAGCAATATAAAGATTATGGAACAAAAACAGTAGTAGTTAAAACAGTGAGTTTATCCAATCAATCAGCAAGTAAGGTTACAACAGTATCAACCACAAAAACCAGAGAAGTATCAAAACCAGTACCTAAAACTTATAAGGTTGTGAAAGGGGACACTCTTTGGGGAATATGTAAAAAATATCTTGGTAATGGTTCAAAATATCCTGAAATAGCAAAACTAAATGGAATTAAGAACCCTAATTTAATTTATCCTGGGCAGGTGATAAGGCTTGAATAATATTGAACTAATCATACAAAATGATTCAAATATTTATTCTTCAGTTGTTGAAGAAGGTATCACCTGGGAAACTACAAGAAAGGGTGTTCCAGGAATTCTTAACTTTACAGTTGTTAAGGATGGGGTTCTTAATTTCCAGGAAGGTAATGCAGTAAGACTAAAAGTTAATGGTAATAATGTTTTTTATGGATTTGTTTTTAAAAAGGAACGTGATAAAGGGAATACCATCCAGGTAACAGCCTATGACCAACTGCGGTATTTAAAGAATAAAGATACTTATGTTTATACCAATAAAACAGCAAGTGATGTTGTAAAGATGATTGCAGCAGATTTTAAATTAAATGTCGGAACAATTGAAGATACTGGATATATCATTGCTTCCAGGGTTGAAGATAATAAAACCCTGTTTGATATAATTCAAAATGCATTGGATTTGACTTTACAGAATAGAAAAAAGCTTTATGTTTTGTATGATGATTTTGGGAAACTTACTTTGAAGAATGTTGAATCAATGAAGTTGAACCTGATGATTGATGATGAAACTGCTGAAAATTATTCTTATACATCATCAATTGACGGTGAAACCTACAACAAAATTAAACTATCCTACGAAAATAAAGAAACCGGTAAACGTGAAATTTATATTTCCCAAGACACAAGTAATATAAACCAGTGGGGGCTTCTTCAGTATTTTGAAACTATTGAAGAAACCACTAATGGAAAGGTTAAAGCTGATGCACTGCTTTCACTATATAACCGTAAAACAAGAAATTTGACCATAAAAAATGCTTTTGGTGATGTTCGAGTTAGGGGTGGAAGTAGTATTATTATTAATTTAAATCTTGGGGATGTGATTGTTCAAAACTATATGATTGTTGAAAAGGTCAAACATACATTCAAAAATAATGAACATTTTATGGATTTAACATTAAGGGGAGGTGATTTCATTGCCTAATTTAGTTGAACTAATAAAAATGGCAGCCTTGGATGCAATAAAAGAATCTAAACCAAGTGCTATTCTGTTTGGTAAAGTTATAAGCATATCACCACTAAAAATTAATGTTGAACAAAAATTGACATTAACTGAAGCACAATTGATTCTTACTCATAATGTAGTTGATTATGACCTTGAAATGACAGTTGACCATGAAACTGATTATACTGGTGGTGGAACTGGCGATTCAGCATTTGCTTCACATAACCATACTTATAAAGGAAAAAAAGTTTTTAAAGTTCATAATGGATTAAAGGTTGATGATGATGTTATCCTTGTTCAAATGCAAGGTGGTCAGAAATTTATTGTTTTAGATAAGGTGGTGAAATCATGATTCCAAGTGTAAATGACAATTTGCAGCAAGATTTTGAAATTGAAGAACAACCAACATATACCTACAAATTAAATATTGACGGTGATTCCATAATTGGTTTTACTGATGGTTTAGAAGCCATGAAGCAAGCAATATATTTGATTTTGAACATAGAAAGATATAATCATCTTATTTACTCTTGGAATTATGGAATTGAACTTACTGATTTATTTGGGCAGCCAATACCTTTTGTGTTACCTGAATTGAAAAGAAGAATTACTGAAGCATTGACACAAGATGAAAGAATTCAAAGTGTTGATGCTTTTTCTTTTGAAGTAAACAAAGGAAAAATTCATGCGACTTTTACAGTGCACACAATATATGGTGATGTTGAAGCAGAAAAGGTGGTGAGTATATAACCATGTATGAAAATATTACTTATGAAGTAATCCTTCAAAGAATGCTTGACAGAGTTCCAAACAATATTGATAAACGGGAAGGTTCAATTATTTATAATGCCCTTGCCCCTGCTGCTGTTGAACTTCAGAATATGTATATTGAACTTGATACTATTTTAAATGAATCATTTGCTGATACACAAAGTAGAGATTACCTTATAAAAAGATGTGCTGAAAGAGGGATATATCCTGAACCAGCAACCAAAGCAATTCTAAAGGGTGAATTTAATATTGATGTTCCAATTGGTTCAAGATTTTCACTGGATATGTTGAATTATATAGTAATAGAAAAAATTTCAGATGGTATTTT